TCACGGTTTTCGCGTGAGCAGTTTCGACAGAACGGATGCGGCGGCGGGGCCGCGGTGGATCTCGTCGGCGTAGCTGCGCTCCGTCGTCTTAGTCTCCTCATGGCCGAGCTGATCGCGCGCCGCTTCGATCCCGAGCTCATCGCGGACGACGGTCGCCACGGTCTTGCGGAAGCTGCGCGGCGTCACCCCTTCCCACGCTGTGCCCTTCAGAGCATCGCGCCACGTCGTGCGGTAGTTGTTTGGATGCCGGAATGTGCCGACGCTCGAGGGGAACACAAACTGCGAGAACGACGAGACCCGTCGCCGCATCAGCATGTCGACCGTCTCGGCGGGTAGCTCGAGCTCGCGATAACCGGCGTCGCTCTTCGTCACTTCCTGCACGAACATCTTCCCGTCGCGATCCTGCGCGATCGTCCCGCGGACGATGACCCGTTGTGCGACGAGGTCGAGCGCATCCCATCGGAGTGCGAAGACCTCGCCCGTGCGCATGCCCGAGCCGACGAACATGTTCGCCGTATCGGCGAGGTCGCTCGCGCGCGCGCGGCGCGGTCGACGATCGCTCTCGTCGCGAGGCTCAGACCCGGCGTCCCATTGCTCGAAGCGGTCGAGGATGCCCTGTACCGCCGAGCGGTCGGGGGCGGCTGCTCGCGCCGTCCGTTTCGCGCGCTCGGGTGCGGGGACGTCGCTCATCGGGTTGGCGCGCACGGCCCCGTGTCGGGCGGCGAGGGTGAACATTCCGCTCAGCACGACGTGCGTCGTCTTCGCGGTGCCCGGCCCGGATGACCGCGCGAGCGCGACAAGGAACCGGTCGAGCCGTGGCACGCTGCACTCCTGCAAGCGCACGCTGCCGAGACCCGGGGTGATGTGCTTCGTGATGGCGTTCTGATAGATCCGTACCGAGCCTTCGGCGAGGCGGGTGCGGGACTCGAGCCAACGCGTCGCGAGGTCGGAGACGGTCGTGTCTGCGGTGAGATCGTCGCTCGCGGGGGCCAGGCGCTGTTTCAGCGCCCGCACGAGATTGCGCTCAGCCTCGGCGGGGGTCTTGCCCTGCCGGTCCATCGACCGTGTGACGCCGTCGGAATCCCGATAGTAGGCGCGTGCGGTCGGCTTGCCCTTCACCGTCATGCGGCGGATGCGCCCCCACGTCTCGAGTTCGAGCGGCGGCCGAGCCATCAGGCGACGCCCTCGCGTCGCTCCCACATTCCGAGGCCCATCCGCGGGCGCATGTAGACGTTGTCGCCCAGACGCTCGAGCAGGCTCTGAAACGCGATGACCGTGCTGCGCATGACGTCGAGGTCGACGGCGATCGCGCCGGGGTGGCCGGCGTGCACGGCTTCAAGGTGCCGGTAGTCGTCGAGGTCGATCAAGCGGAGCGCGGCCCATTCTTCCGCGCGGCGTTCCTGTTTCGCGTGCACGGGACCGAAGCGCGTATGGCAGTCTCCGAACGCCGCGTGCCCGAGCTCGTGCGCGAGCACCGACCGGTGATGGCGGGCCGACATTCCGCGACGCAGGCGGATGCGGCGGGCGTCGTGGTCATAGATTCCGTCGCGGTCAGCGGGCATGCGCACGTACTCGATGGTGACGCCGATCGCCTCGGCGAAGTCGAGGAGGCGAAGGTCAACTGGGGTCGTCATATGAGGGCTGTTCGTCCGTGGGTTCGGGGTCGGCGGCGCGGGCGGCGAGGTACAAGTCATCTTCGGTGGGGGTTCCGACATTGCGGGTCGGGAACGGGGTCACGTTGGTGGCCTCGCTGGCGACGCGCTGCGCTCTGCTCATCAGGTCTAGGGGGTCGATGTGGAGCGCGCTCGCGATCGAGTAGAGGTCGCGCACGTTCAGCGTCACGCGCTCGCCCGTGCGGGGGTTTCCTCCGTCGAGGCGCATTGACATGTACTGCGAGGTCTCGCCGATCAGACGACCGAGGGCGCGGGAAGAGAGATCCTGCCGGCCCATCTCGGCTTTGATCTCGGAAACGAGAGCGTCGGCGAGGCGCTGAGAGTAGTTGTCCACGGGATCTGAGTATGTCCGCTGCATGATTTTTAGTCAATACGCATGACTAGCTTGACAGCGCATGACAAGTCATTCATTCTCGTCACATGACAAATCACGCAGCAGTCGGATTGGCCGCCGCGCAGCGCCTGGCGGGCGAGGTGCGGGCCGAGATGGCACGGCAAAAGCGCACGGCGGGGGAGATGGCGCGGGTGCTCGGCATCACCGCGCACACCGCCGGTCGCCGCCTGAGCGGGGCCGTCGCGTTCAGCGTCACTGAACTGATGGCTGTCGCGATGTGGCTCGGCATGGACGCGAAAGAACTGCTGCGCCGGGCAGAGGAGCCCGCGCACGCGGTGGCATCGTGACCGGCTCCTCTGGCCGCGGCGGCCCCGTCCTCACCACACGAGGGGCCGCGACGTATAGCGGTCTCGCCTATCAGACCTTCCGAAACCTCCTCGCCGCGGACCAAGGCCCGCGCAAATTCAAGCAAGGCCGCTTGAACGTCTTCTATCCCGTCGATCTCGACGCGTGGATGCGAGAGCGAATCACCGACCCGACGCAGGCCGCGGCGTCACAAACCCACCTCACCTGAAGGGGCAGTACATGCCTGACCGCAACACCGATACCGTTCCCGCCGTCGAGCGCCCGGTCGCTCTTGTCGTCGATGCGTCGTTCGACAGCGACACGTTCACGATCGACACGACCACGATCGACGGGCAGCGCGTCGTCGTCATGCAGCAGCGTGACGGCGTCCGCTACCTCACCCCGGCCGAGACGCTCGCACTCTCCCGCGCGCTGCTCTCCCGCCTCGCCTACGTCGGCTTTCCCGAAGAGGCGGTGACCGCGTGAGCGCCCCGAAGGTGGAGGCGCTGATCGTCGATCGCCCGGCTCCCGTAGCGCCGACGCATCGCGAGGTGCTCGCCCGGTCGCAGCGCGTCGCGGATTCGGCTGCTCAGGCGCTGAACGATGAGGCGCTGCGCGTCGAGCGTGACCGTATGGCGCTCGCGACCGTGCACAGCGTGCTGGCCGCCGACGGCTGGGAGCGTGCCTACGCGAACGCGTCGAAGAGCGCCGCGCGCCTGCTGGCCGGTGTAATCGCCGAGCAGGCCGCGAACCGCACGCACGGTTTCACTCGGAAGCTCGAGGCATGAGCGGCACGCGGCGCACGCTCGCCATCCCGGGGATGCCGGTCGTGAAGGCGCTCGAGTCCCGCCGGGTCCGCACCGAGCGTGAGGAGCGGATCGACCGGCAGTCGCGGGCGGCGAAGAACTTCGCCTGCGTCGACCGCCGCGCCGAGCGCGCCTACGACGGGGGCGCCGCCTGATGGGGGTCACGCTGCGCACCCGGGACGCCGACCCGGTCACCTCGGCCGAGGCGGTCGCCGACACGGATCTCGCCCGCTCACAGATGGAGGTGCTCGCCATCTTCCAGATAGCCCGCGAGGAGGGCGTGACGGCCCTCGCCGAGCACGAGGTCGTCGCCTGGGGCCGCCGCCTCGGATCGACCTACTCGGATCAGCGACTGCGGTCCTGCTGCCCCGAGCTCGAGCGGAAACGGTGGCTGACCCGTACGCCGTCTTTCAAGCCTGGCCCGACCGGCACCCGCCGCGCCGAGGTCTGGGCGCTCGCCCGCTAACCCACCCCTCACCATCTCTCGGCGACACGGCCGATGTTCCGTGCTGCCCGAAACCGACCGCAGGAGGTCGATGTGAATCCCGACTACTTCCCGCCGCAGCTGGGTCTGCCGATCGCAGGCGTGCTCTGCGCCTGTCTCGCCGTCGCCTGGTGGCGCGACCGTCATAGCCGAGGGGGGCAGGCGTGAGCGCGCTCGAGGGGTTTGTGCCCGATCTCGACGAGGTGACGTACCACGCGCACCCGGCGCTGTCATCGACCGGTGCCCGGCAGCTGCTGCAGGCGCCCGCTCGCTTCGCGCACTGGATGGAGAACAAGCCGCCGCACAAAAAGGCGTATGACGTCGGTTCGGCGGTGCACGCGAAGGTGCTCGGCACGGGGTGGGACGTCGTCGAGATCCCGGATGAGTTGCTGTCGGGGCCGAACCGCGCGATCTCGAGCGTCGCCGCAAAAGACTGGGTCGCCGCGGCCCGCGAGTCGAACGCGATCCCGCTCAAAGCGCCCGAGATCGCCGAGGTGGACGCGATGGCGGAATCGGTGCTGGCGCATGCGATGGCCCGCGTCATGTTCGAGCAGCAGGGCGACGCCGAACTGTCGGTGTTCTCCCGTGACGACGAGACGGGTATCGAGCAGCGGTGCCGGTTCGACTACCTCGGCAGCGGGTCGGGCCGCCGGTTCGCCGTCGACCTGAAGACGAAGCACGGCCTGGCAACGCCCGTGAAGTTCTCGAAGACCGTCGCCGAGCTCGGCTATCACGTCCAGGTCGGCCACTACCTCGACACCCTCGCCGCTGCCGGTGGCGGCGTCGACCAGTTCGTGTTCGTGGTCGTCGAGAAGGAACCGCCCTACCTGACGGCGACGTACGTGCTCGGCCGCGAGTACCTCGAGATGGGCTACGCCGGGGCCGCCGAGGCGCGCCGCCGCTTCGCCGCCGGCATCGAGTCGGGCGCGTGGCCCGGCTACCCGCAGGAACTGCAGATCGCGATTCCGCCGAACTGGGCGGTCTACGACCACAACGAAGGCCTGGGAGGGCTGACGGCATGACGACTATCGATGACATTCAGATCCCGACCGAGATCAGGGCGTCCCGCCTGCGCGGTGCCGAGCGGCCCCCGGCTAACGCCCCGGTCGACGACGTCTCGCAGACCCTCGCCGAGTACACGCGCCTCGCGTTGTCGTCGGGCTCGCGCCTCGAGATCGACCCGGTGGAGTTCACCGCCGACGGCGAGGTGTGGGTGCCGCTGTGGTTGAACGCCGAGCCGCCCGCCGCCGCGCGCGCAACCGTGCGACGCGATGGCGTCGAGACCGTCGTCTACCGGCGGTGGGTGGAGGCGCTGCCCGGCGACGAGTCGCTGACCGACACCGGCCGACGTTGGGTCGACGTGTGGCTCGAAAACCCGACCGAGCGGTTCGAGTCGTATGTGCTGCGCGCCGCGCTCGCCCGCGCCTTCGCCGACGTCATCGGCGACCGCCCCGACCCGGGCAAGCCGCGCCCCCGCGCCGCCGCGCCCGCGCCGGTCGAGCCCGCCGACGGGGAGCCCGGACCGCTCCTGTCGGATACCGAAGCCGCCGAGCTCGAGGCGCTTGTGCGCGCGCTCCCGTGGGGGGCGGCCGAGGTGCACCGCTGCGACCGTGGCATCGAGACCGCCGCGATGCCGGCACCCGTGCCCCGCCCGCCCGCGCCGGACGTCCCGCGCCTGGTCACGCCCGGGACTCGCGGCGGTGCCCGATGATCTTCGTCGTCGTGGGGGTCGTGGCCCTGATCGCCGCGCTCGTGTCGCTCGGCATGCTGGCAGTGGCAGTCATCTACGGCGACCGGCGTCCGGTGGCGACGTTTGCGACGTCGCTGTTCGTGAGCCTGCTCCTAGTCGCTGCGTCGATCGCCGGGTGTTCATCTTGACCGGCCCGGCTGAGTTCAAGCCCGCGGCGGTCGAACTGATCTGGGAGCGCGACAGCGGCCGGTGTGCGAAGTGCGGCGCGTTCCTGGTTTGGGAGCGTCGCGGCCCCGGTCCCGGCGGATGGTCCGTGCATCACCGCGAGGATCGCGGCGCGGGCGGCGTGAAGCGCGCGAGCAAGGGCCGGGTGCAGCCACGCGCTTACCTGGCGCTCGCTGCGAACGGTGTCCTGCTCTGCGGCGACGGTGTCGCCGGATGCCACGGCGAGATCACCCGCAACGAGGTGCCCGCGCGCCTCGGTTTCCGTGTCCCCCGGATCGGCATCCGCCGCCCGGTCGACGTGCCCCTGCTGCACGCCCTGTTCGGGTGGGTGCGGCTCGACGACGACGGCGGCTATGCGCCTGCCGACGAGCCCGACGAAGAGGAGTTGGAGCATGCCGCGTGAGCGTGATCTCGGAGGCATTCGCCGTGTGGCGCGAGTGCCGGGAGGCGTCCGACGAGGTGCTGCATTCGGCGTACACCCGGGCGGAGGTCGCGACGAACGGCGCCCTGCTGAACGAGCGCGGACGTCGGGCGCAGGTCGACGCGGTGTCGCTGTTCATGGGGCCAGCGGTGCGGGCGTACGCGTACGCGTCGCCCGAGCTCGTCGAGCACTGGGAGGAGCACCCTCGGGTGACATATGCGGAGTTCGAGCGGCAGTGGGTCGCCGGGCAGGAGGAGGAGCGGTGGGCGTCGTGACGAAGGGGTGCAAGCTGGGATGCTGCTCGCCCGAGGTCGCCGCCCTGCCCCGCGGTGGGTGGGATGACGCCGGGTCGAAGATCGACGGGCGCCGGACGGAGCACCTGCGCCGCGAGTGGGCGGCGACGTCGGCACGCATCGACCGGATGCAGGCCGACTACCCGAAGTGCAAGCTGTGCGGGCAGTCGACCCTGCGTCTCGACCAGGCCGGGCTCTGCTCGAAGGTGACCGAGGCGCACAAGGCCTACCGGGTGCGCCTCGGGCTGCCGGCGGTGCCCGCCCCCGCGCCCGCGGCGCGCGGCCGAGGGGGGCGGCGATGAGCGACGAGACCGAGCGCACGATGCTAGATCGCCTGTGCGTCCGATACGGCCGCACCTATAAGAACGGGAGCTATGTCGGCCGCGAGCACGCGCGCGCCGAGCACGTGCCGATCGGGGTCAGCTTCGACCGCTCCCGCATCGCTGACTTCCTCGCCGTGCGCATGTTCAGCAGTCACGGATTTGAGCACCTGCCATATCGAGAGCAGGAGTCGCTCGCGCAGCAGGGGGTCATCTCGTGGGACGCGCGCACGCCGACGCTGATCGGCCACGAACTGAAGGTGTCCCGGTCGGACTGGCTGACCGAGTTCCGCGACCCCGAGAAGGCCGAGGCCCGGAAGCGCTACTGCCACGGCTGGTATTTGGTCGCGTCGGATGCCGCGATCGTGCGCGACGGTGAACTGCCCGAGGGGTGGGGGCTGATGGTGAAGCACGGCCGTTCGCTCCGTGTACTCCTCCGCGCGCCCCGACTCGTTCCGCAGCCGCTTGGCATGTCGCAGGTGGCGGCGCTGGCGCGTGCCGTCATGCAGACCGAGGCGCGGGAGGCGGCACGATGAGCGGTCGATCGTGTGCGTGGTGCCGTGGTCCGATCCCGGCGACCGCCCGTCGTGACTCGGTGTGCTGCTCGGTGCGTTGCCGTCAGGCGCGGCACCGGTTCAACTCGGGTGTAGGCGTCGCGGGGGCCCGCGGTGACGACGTCTTGCGTCTGGCCTACGCTGATCCGCCCTACCCGGGGTTGTCGAAGCGGTACTACGGCGATCACCCTGACTTCGCCGGGGAGGTCGATCACAGGCGTCTCGTCGAGCAGCTGAACGGGTTCGACGGGTGGGCGCTCTCGACGTCGGCGCGTGCGCTGCAGGAGGTGCTAGCACTGTGCCCTCCCGGGGCGCGGGTGGCGGCGTGGGTTCGAGGTGAGCGCCCGACCCGTAGCGCGGGCCCGCTCAACGCGTGGGAGCCGGTGATCTACTGGGGCGGGCGTCGTGACGCGTCGCGTTCCACCATGGCGGGCGAGAAGACGTCGCGCCGACCAGGTGCACGCGTCGCGGAGGACCTGGCCGACGCGTCGCGCGGTGCCGGCGAAACGCGACGTGTCGTGTCTGACGTCGAGCGAGACGCGTCGCGCGGTGCGGCCGCGAACGCGTCGCTGGTGGCCGCGGCCGACGCGTCGCTCGGATCCGCGCGACGTGTCGATGTGCTCGCCTATCGTCCGGGTGCTCGCACGACCGAGCCCGGCCGCGTGACCGGCGCGAAGCCGGCGGCGTTCTGCCGGTGGGTGTTTGATCTGCTCGGCGCGGAGCCGCAGGACGAATTCAGCGACCTGTTCGCCGGCTCGGGCGGCGTCGCTCGGGCGTGGGAAGTCTTCGCGGGGCGTGCCGCATGATGCCTCGGTTCGCGATGACGTACGTCATCTACTGGCCCGAGCGTGCCGTGCTGAAGGTCGGGCGCACGTCGCAGTGGGATCGCATCGACGCGATGACGTCGACCGGTGGTCACGTGCTCGTGCTCGCTCGCGGGACGGATGCCACGTGGGAGCGGGAGGCGTTGCGTGAGCTTCGCCGCTGGTTCCCCGACGCGTTCGACTCCGAGCTCGACGCGTGGCCGCTGATGCCGTACGGCCGCGGCTGGACGGAGTGTTTCAGCGTGCCCGAGCACTACGTGCAGTTGGCCGTCGATCTGTGTTTCAAGGGTTTTGCGAGAGGTAGCGATACGGGTGTCAACGAGGAGCGTTCAGCGCCGGATCAGCGGGGCGGATCTCGAGTTCGTGGGGTACCTGCGGGCGCCGCACGAGGCGAAGCCGACCGCGCTGGGTCTGTGGACGAAGGCGACGGACGTCGATGGGCGGTGCCTGCTGGTGCCGGAACTGATCGCCGCGGCGATCTACCCGGGGGAGGCGGCGACGGAGCAGGTGATTCTGCACGTGCTGATGCTCGAGGAGTCGGGGTTCCTGGTGCGGTACGAGCACGAGGGGGCCGAGGTGCTGGCGTTGCGGCGTCCACTGAAGGCGGATACCCGCGGGGCGACGTCGGAGATCCCGCCGCCCCCGCCGCTCGGAGTTCCGAGGAATTCCGCGGCTATGGGGGGAGAGGGCGCGAGGGAGCGGGCGCAGGCGCGGGTGCGTGCCGAGCAGGCCGAGCGGGACGGCGAGTGGGCCGCGTGGCGGGAGCGGGCCGAGAGGGCCGCGCCGCCGCGGCGACCGCTGCTCATGGATGCCCCGCCGATCGGGTGCCCGGACCATCCGAACGGTCGATTCGGACCCTGCGGACCCTGCGGCACGGCCCGCCGACAACACGACCTCTGGATAGAGCAGCAGCGGCACACCGACCGGGAGACCGCGTGGGAAGCGCAGACGGATGAGCCCGGCGAGGAGTGGTGACGGGTGGGACTGGCCCGTCAACAGGCGCGCGGCGCTGAAAGAGGCCGGCCCGACCCTCGCCGTCGCGATGCGGGAGCGACCGGGCTCTGAGACCGACCGGGTGCAGCAGGAGCTTCACCGGGCGCAGAACCTCGCGGCGGGCCGGACGCGGCAGGCGGCCCGGGAACGGCACCTGGCCGCGGTGGCCGATGCTGACCGGTTTATCGCCGAGATGCAGGAGAAGGAGCGCGGACGGCTCGCGAAGTGGGCCGCCGGGTGGAGAGAACGAAACGAGAGAAGGACGGCATGACGAGAGAACGAATCGACCACCTGAAGCAGGCTGCGGATTGGCTCGACGGGGCCGAAAGGCCTGACATAACGGACGCGCTGGCGTCTCAGATGGCGGGTATTGCGCAAGTGCACGCGACGCTCGCGCTCGTCGAGCAGCAGCGGATCGCCAATCTCATCGCCGTGTGGATGGGGCCGGACATCGCCGTCGAAGGGCTAGCCGAGGACGGGCTGTCTTTCGACGCGGTGCGCGACGCGATCCGAGAGGGGCTGAGCCTGTGACCGGAGAGACCCCGCTGACGATCGTCGGCAACCTGACCGCCGACCCGGAACTGCGGCACACGCAGAACGGTCTGGCGGTGGTGAACTTCACCGTCGCGAGCACGCCGCGTGCGTTCGACCGGCAGGCGAATGAGTGGAAGGACGGGGCGCCCCTGTTCCTCCGCTGCTCGGCCTGGCGGGAGTTCGCGGAGCACATCGCGGGGTCGCTGACGAAGGGTGCCCGTGTCGTCGTGACGGGGCGTCTCGTGCAGCGCAGTTACCAGGATCGCGAGGGCAACAACCGGTCGTCGCTCGAGCTCGAGGTCGACGAGATCGGCCCGTCCCTGCGGTACGCGACGGCGCAGGTGACGCGCACGGCATCCCGTGGGTCGTCGGGCGCGCGGCCGTCGTCCGCGCCGTATGACGCCCCGGTCGACGACTCGGGCGCCTGGTCGGTCCCGACGGGCGAAGAGGTGCCGTTCTGATGGGCCGCACACGTGCAGAGCGTCGCGCCGGGCGGGCCATCCGCCGGCAGCGTCGCGTCGTCGAGCGGTACCGGGCCTTCGCGAGGTCGGTCGGGTACGAGCTCACGGATTGGCAGATTCGCATGCTCGCTGCGTACGAGGCCGCTCGTGATAGCGGGTGCACGTTCGTGTGGGTGTCCGGTCGACAGGGTGGGCGGCTCGTGCTTCAGAAGACGATCGAGGGGGTGCATCGATGACGGGCTGTGTTCTGGGGTGCGCTCAGCAGGGCGTGCATTTCGCTGACTGCATGGTCTACGACGGCCGGGAGTACGCGTTTCCGTGCGACGGGTGCGCGGCTGAGCCGACGGTCGGTGGCACGCTCGTGTGCTCGAAGTGTCGGGGCCGGTTCCGGTTCGCGCTGCGGGAGGTGCCCGACCTGGTCGGCCGGATGCGGTCGCTGATCGATCCGACGTCGGCGATCGTCTACGAGGACCGTGCGCGCCGTACCGGCTCGCCGTCGCCCGAGGCGCCCGCCCCGGTGGCCGCCGACCTGATCGACGCGTCTGAGGCTGTGCAGAAGGGGCTGTGGCGTTGGTCGCCCGGTGGCGGGTGGCCGCGCTCGGATGCCGCGGAGGCGTTCGACGACGCCGAGGCCGCGGCGGCTGGCATCCTCGCTCATCTCGACACGTGGCTCTCTGACGAAGATGACGTGTTCTCGCTGTACCGGCTGCTGCTTGAGCGGCATCCGGCGAATGAGGATGGCGTGCGCGAGGCGTGGTCGGTGCAGGATGCGCTCGACAAGTGGGGCGCGGAGCGTCGGGAGCAGCCGGCCGAGGAGGCGGTGACGGCATCCCGTGCACTGCGGCCCGAGCGGGTGTTCGACGAGGAGTCGGCGCGCCCGATCGCGGAGCACGGCGACCGGCTGCTCGGCGGCGCGCAGGCCGCGGCTATCGCCGGGTCGCTGCGCACGCTCCAGAGGTGGGCGAAGGCTGGCGAGATCGTGCCGGAGGCGTCACCGTATGTCGCCGGGCGGAAGACGCCGCTGTACCGAGAGTCGGCGCTGCTCGCCGTGAAGGAGCGCATGGCGGAGTCGAAGACCATGCGCGGGCATAGCGGACGGTTCACGCAGGGGGCCGTGCACAACGGCGCGGCACGCATATATGCTGCGGGACATGCAGCTGGTGGAGAGGCGGTATGAGCCCGCGCGTCCTGTCGGAGCGAGGTGCGGGTTCGCCAGGATCTATGACGATGGGCGTCCGCGCAACGAATGGAACTGGGTGAGCGAAGCTCGTTCTGAGATGGACAGCCTGTGGGACAACACCCTGGACCCCCTGATGAGCGAGACTGAGCACGCGGATGCACGCGAGAAGCTCACACAGCTGCTACAAAAAGCGAAAAACGGCACTCTTATTGTTGAAGTAGGAGGCAAGGAGGCGGTTCCAATCCAGTGGATAATCGCCGAGCTCAAGCCGTTCATTGAAGGTCGACGCGGTCTTTTCGGGCGTGCGCCGCGGCTGATGCGGCTGTACTTCGGCGAGCCAGCGGCTCGAGAGCAGATGCTGCTTGCCCTCCATCTCGCGAACAAGACGAACGGCGACGAAGGGTCCGAAGAGCAGGACCAAGCGATCGCGGAGTCAATAGCCCGGGCGCACCGCTGGGCTGCGGCATAGCCTCTACACCTAGACTGATGGCAGGAGGAACGACCATGAGCAACACGGAGATCAGTTGGTGCGCGCACGGCGGTGTCGAGCGCAGCACTCCTGACGCGATCGCCTGGGTAGCCCGTAACAGCCTCGCCAACCAGGAGAACTTATTCATTGCCCTCGCTGCAGCGCAGGCGGATTCCGGCGTTGACGAGGCGTTGATCGCGCAACGCCTTGGCATCGGCTTAGACGAATTGAAGTCTGCTTTCGCGCATCCGGGCGACCTGTCTGTCGACGAACTGCGCCATTTCTCTATCGCCGCTGAAATTGTGATCTCTTACAAAGTTCGCGCCGCTCACCTTGAATACACGACCCACCACCGCGCACTTCGGAAAATGGCTGACCACGCGCGGGGTCGCATTGACACTTCGGACGACAATGATCTCGACGTAGGAAAGACCTGGCGCTGGGGAGCGGCCGCAAAACTATGAACACTACGTTGGCACTCGTTTCGCCTTACATTGACAGGTGGCGAGCCGTTAGAGCGTCGAGCGCGTCCGACGAGCAGCACGTGCAGTGGGACGTGACCTACGACCCGACGCCGATAGACACGACCTACGGCGATGTTTGGCCCGTCTTTGCGACGCTCCACGCGGGGGGTTCCGGCGGTTGGGGAGACATCTCTGTCGCAGCCTTCGTCAAGAATGCGCACGACGTCGCACCGGATCAATTTGAAGAGGTTCTGGCGGGTAGCGAAGCAGTTGAGACGCTGTATGACTTCGCTCGGAGCCACTTTGTTCCCATGCTGGCTGGCATCGGTGCTGAAGTGACAATGCCAGCGGGCTCACCGAAGCCCACTATGTCTCTTTATGACGACGAGCCGCTGCAGGTGGAAACTCGATCTGAGGACGAGTGAATACCGTGTGGCGCGGCGACCTGTTAAGCTGAGCTTGCGCAAGAGTTGACACGAAGGCCCGGACCGGTTGGCGGTTCGGGCCTTTGGTGTTCCTGCGCCTGAGTCTTCCCGACGCCGTGTGTATACAACCGGGTCGGGGGCTCGCCTCGAGTCGCCGCTGCTGCCACTACAAGTAGCCGGCCGCGGGCACGTCGTCGAGCATCGCGCTACCAGCGGATGCCGCGCGCTCGTGATGCAAGGCCCATCCTTTCGCGGGTGTGCGGCCCGGGGCGTAGTTCTTCCCGGCGGGTGTCGGGTAGTGGTCTCCCTGTGAGGTGGGAGTGGTGAGAGGGGGCGGTCGCCTGCGTGTGGGGAAACCCCGCGGGCGGCCGTTCCCGCACGACCGAAGGGGGTACGGCTTTGGCAACGGACGTCAAGAAGCATTCGACGATCGCGGCGGGCGAGGCGCCGAAGCGTGATGCGCTCGCGAAGGCGCTGCTGTCGATCAGTGACGTGGTGCCGACGGCGAACGCGACCGAGCAGGCGCAGATCGTCGATGCCCTGGCCGGGGGTGACTTCCCGGTGAGCGCTGCGCGCCCGCTGGCGACGACCCGCGGCGACGCCCGCCCGCTGCATCAGATCGAGGTGTCCCGCGGTGGCGTGTTCGTCCCGACGTCGGGTGTCCTGTCGTTCGCGACGAAGACGGCGGCCGACAACTGGGCGTCCGCGAATGGCTCGCTGCTGAGCCCGGGGGATCAGTGCGTGATCGGCGCGGGTCAGTACCTGTGGGACGGCACCGCCTGGCGTCGCCCCGTCGAGGTCGAGCCGGGTGTGAGCCCGACGTCGTTCGTGTTCATGCAGATGGGTACGAGCGTGATGAACGTCGATGGGAACGGCAACGGGATGAACATCGGGTTTTACCGGCCGTTCCCGAATGGTGTTCTCTCGACGGTCGTCACCGATGGTGACGCCGGGGGCGGCGGGGCGCTTCGCGGTGTGATCAATCCGACGAAGAACGGTTTTACGGCGCTGTGGGCGGCGGGGGCCGCTGGCCTTCGCCGTGCGAACTGGGTCGCGGTCGGATTCTGAGGGGAGGCCGGAATGCCACGCTACAAAAACGGTGAGGCGCCGCTGAGCGATCTCGTCTACCTCGGGCCTGACTTCTACCTGCCGGCGGGAACCGCTGCCCGGTGGGCTGAGCTTCGACGCCTCGGCGTCGGAAAGTACGGCGTGCTGCTCGTCGTGACGCCGGGGTGGAACGGGTACCGCCCGCTCGACGTTCAGGTTCGGTACAAGCGCGAGTTGGGGATTCTCGCCGCGGTGCCCGGCTACTCCTCGCACGGCCTGAGCTACCAGGGCCGCGACTGCGCCGCGGTCGACGTCTACAACTGGCGCTCCCTCGCCCCGTCGAACGAGTCGCTCGCGTGGGCGCGGTTCGTCGCGCTGTGCCGTGCGGTCGGCTTCACCGTCGACTTCGTCAGCCCCCGCGAAGAGTGGCACATCGGCGACTTCGACCCGTTCAACGTTCCCGCGTTCGCGGCGATCGTCATCAAGCCCGAGACCACGGCGAAACCCGATCCTTTGGAGGACGAAGACATGGCAACCATCATCAGTTCGACCATCGGTCAGTCCTTCGCTATCGCGGGCCTGGTCGTTCCCTTCACTCACCCCGACGAGGTGCGCGGCACGAAGTCGACCGCCGGCCTGCCGGTCTCGATCGTCGAAATGCCGGCCGCGGTGCATACGCGCATCCTGGATGCTGACGCTCGCCGCCGCGCCGCGGACCCGGCCGAGGTGCTCCCGATCGTGGTCTACGCGGAGGGCGGCGACGGCACGGTCTACATCTTCGATGACGGCGAGGTCCGCTACCTCACCGATCCCGACGTGATGAACGATCTCCTCGCGCGCGGTGCCATGTCGGTGACGTGGCCGCAGCACGAGATCGACAGTCTCCGCAAGCAGCAGGGCGAGTAACCGCTGATGGTCGACATTCTGGCCGCCCTCGGGCTCGAGGAGATCGCGGCCGGGGTGTCGATCATCGTCGGCGCGATCGTCGCGGTGTGGCTGTTCGTGAAGCGCGTGTGGCCGGTCGTGAAGACGATCCCGGCCGGTGTGGTCGCGTTCGCGCGCGGGGTGATCACGGCCGCGCAGGTGCTGGACAGCGTCAAGGGGCTGCCGGCGTTCATCGAGCGTACGGATGCCGCGATGGCGGCGGTGCACCACGAACTGCACCCCAACTCGGGCACGAGCCTGAACGACTCGGTTCGCCGCACAGAGGCGCGCGTGTCCGAGCTCGGCGAGACGGCCGATCGTCTCGAAGAGGGCGTGGCCGGTCTGTACGTGAAGTACGAGGAGCTCGCGGCGGTCGACGACCGCCTGTGGCAGACGCTCGAGCCCGACGAAGACGAAGAGGAGACGAACGGATGAAGGCTTTCCTGACCCGCGTTGCGGGCTGGTTCACGGATGCTCGGCGGCAGGCGCTGCAGGCGCTGGTCGCATCGGCGACGTCGCTGCTCGTCATCCTCGGCGCGGTGACCGACGTGCAGTCGTCGGCGCTGCTCGACCTGTCGGCGTCGGGCCTGCTCGCGCTGCAGGGCGCGCTGGGCCTGTTCCTGCTGCGCCCGGGTGACCGGTTCACGTGGCTGAACACAACCGGCCGCGGCGTGATCTACTCGCTCGGCGGCGCGATCGGCATCGTCGGTGTCACGTTTTCGCTGTGGTCCGAGTCGACGTCGTCTCTCATGCTGCAGGTGGCGACGGTGCTCGCGTCGATCCTGGTCGGTGCGCTGCAGATGGTGAACGCCGGCACGCTCTCGACCGCCCCAGTGGCGGATCTCGTGGTGCCGATCACTTCGGATGCGACGGGGCTGACGAATGCGCTCGAGAGGTTGCGCACGGGTAAGCCGCTGCTGCGGTTGGGCGGTCTTCGGGTGGCGATCTTCGCCCCGTATGGCGACGTCCCCTCGCTCGACGACGTGCGGGCGCGCTTCGCGCCGACGCCGGTCACCATCGACGTCTTCCGTCTGGCTACCGCGATGCGCGGGTTCACGTTCGACGTCGTGCTCGTCACGGTCCCGCTTACTCGCGGTCTGATCGAGACGTTCGAGCCGAACGTCGCGACGTCGATCTACGAGGGGCCGCGGGTGCAGTCGGCGGCGTCGACTAATGGCTGAGCTCGACCCGGTGCGCTCGTTCGCTCTCTCGAAGGCGCTCGAGGTCCGCAACCTCGGCGACTCGGCCGATTCGATCGTGACGACGGCGGGCACGTTCGAGACCTACCTGACGTCGGGTGTGACGTCGTGACCGGATCGTTCGACGACGTCGTGTCGTTCGCGATCGTCCCTGACCCGCCTCGCATGACGCCGCCCGTCGAGGCGCTCGTCGTGCAGCAGGCAGATCCGCCCGAGGTGGCGGTGTCGTCGGTGGAGCGTGCTCAGCGCGCGTCCACCGTGCTGCGCGGTCCCGCGCACTACTGAGAGGGGGCGCCGTGTCCGCGCAACTGTTCGAGTCGTCGCCTGTCGAGCCTCTCGTCGTCGGGGTGCACCTGTACCCGGGGGATACGTGGTTCCGTGAGGTGCACGTGCGCTCGATGACGACGCAGGCACCGGTCGACCTGTCTGCGTGGGTGTTCGAGGCGCGTCTCGCCGAGCACGTGGGCGTGGTGGATGCGTCGCGTTCGGGCGAGGGTCGTCTCGCGATGACGTTCACGCCCGAGCAGACCGCCGACGCCGAGTGGGGCGATGAGGTGACGCTGTCGGGCACGCTCGCGGGCGGTCGCCGCACGTTCCTGCACGGTTCGGTCGGCGCGGCCGTCGGCTCGTCGATCCCGGTTGGCCCGTCGCAGAAGACGCGTGTGGTGCAGTCGGACGTCGATATCTCGGTGTACGCGGCCCCGCGCGGCGATAAGGGCGAAGACGGCTCTGCGGTGTCGATGGTGCTGGTGCAGCGCGCCGAGGCCGCCGAGGGACGCGCCGTGTCTGCCGCGGACGTGGCGTCGTCGGCCGCCGGTAGCGCGATCGGGGCGGCATCCGCTGCCGGCGACGCTGCCGGCGACGCGGGCGAAGCCGCCGGTGTCGCGGTGCTCGCCTCGCAGGGGATCGTCGCCGCCCGGGATGCCGCGGCTACCTCGGCGGGGAAGGCGAACACGGACGCTGACCGCGCCGGCACCTCGGCGTTCAGCGCGGCGGGGTCTGCTGCCGCGGCGCAGGGCTCCGAGAACGCCGCCGGCACGGCCCGCACGGGCGCTGAGACGGCACGAACGGGTGCGGAGGCCGCGCGGACCGGGGCTGAGACGGCGAAGACCGCAGCCGAGGCGGCGCGCGACGCCGCCCAGACGACGAACTTCGGCGGCACGACGCCCGCCGCGAACACGAGCCTGGACACCCTGACCAACCCCGGGGTGTACCGGATCACGTGGGGCGCGGCCGTGGCGCAAGGAGCGCCGTATGAGAACTTCGTGGGAACGTTCGAGACGCTCCCTCGCGCGTCCAACGCTGTTACCCAGATCGCGATCAAGCACAACGCGCTGAGCTCTGACGCTCGCCGGTTCTACATGCGAACGCAGACCGGCGGCGGATGGGGCGCGTGGGCCGTGTTTGCGTCTCCGCGGGTAGATCTGACCGCGGGGCGCGCGATCTACCTGTGGGATGACACTGCGGGCCGCGATCAACTCATTTTCGGCGACACCGGTCGCCGCGACATAACGAGCCTGTTCGGTGCCTCGGTGACCGCTGGTCGGGTGCTCATCTCGCGCTACGGGCGGCACGTGACCGTGACCCTGGACAACGTCACGGTGCCTTCGGGCGCGCCCACCGTGGCGGGTCTGATCCCGGTCGGGTTCCGAACCACGAGCGCGGCGGTGTACCCCGTGGGCTACTCGCCGAACACCGCGACCGTCTGGGGGAATGGTGACATAAACCTCCCCACGGGGAGCGGGCGTTACGGCTCATTCACCTACCTGACCGAACAGGCATGGCCGACGAGTCTGCCCGGTACGGCTGACGGATCAGTTCCCAGCGCGTAAGGAGCGAACATGGATCTTCACGACCTGAGCGACGAGGAGCTCGCGTACCACCTGAACGCGGTGCTCGCTGAGCAGGAGCGACGCGCCCGCCTCGCCCGCGCTCCCGAGCAGGTGGCACAGATGGCGGCGCAGTACGTGGCCGATGGTGGTGATCGTGCTGCGCTGCTCGAGGCGGTGTCCACGGCTGAGCGGTCGTCGGAGGGATTCGCGTTGTAGACAGTTGGTCACACAGGCCTCCGAAGTCTCGTATGCAGTTCGGCTCGCAGGGTGAAGGGTAGAGAAGCCGTAGTCTGTGCCGCATGTTCTTCGTCGACCTTCTTTACGGCCCTCCGAGGGATCAATTCAGCATCCGGCCGACAATCGTCGATATGGATACGGTGAGGGAATTGGCGGCGCGGGCGAAGACGCTGCTCGACGCCGAGGTCGTGCCGGATGAAGGTCCCGCCGTCGTGACCTACTTAAAGCGTTCCACGTTCGCCGTCGGAAGCGGAGAGATCGTGCCGCCGGAGAGCCTCGACACGCTGTCTGCATACGATCGCAACACGATGATTATCACCGTCACGCGTGGCGCGTTTCACGCGCGAATGTCATTCAGCAATGGCCTCGGCTATGCGATCACGACTAGCAGAGAGGGTGTCGGCGACTGGATCGAACTCAGGAGGGAACTCGAAGACATCATCCTGAGCAACGGTCAGCCGATATGGCGTCCGCTTCGCTTCGCGCCCTCACTGCCGGTGGTGGGGGCGGTTCTCGTCGTGGCCCTATGGGTGTGGCTAATGCTGGTTACCCCTGTCCCCCTCCCGGGCGTGCTGCTTGGGTGGATCGTGAGCGGCGTCGTCATGGTCAAGGCGGGGCAATGGAGTTACAAACTCGCGCAGACGGAGAAGGCGAGGCAGTCGCGGCATCGCATTCGGATGGAGACCCGTGCGGAGACCCACGCTCGCCGGATCGACGCGAGAGCGAATCTCAAGGTTGGGATAATAACGGCGGCGCTCGCGCTTCCGATCGGCTTCGCCTTGGCTGTGCTGACGAACGCGTTCGGGTTGAAGGGGTGACTTCATACGAGGCCGCGTTGCCGGTAGTCGGCGACGCGGGCCTCGAAGGTTAGGCGGCGTTCACGCTGATAGGGCGTCCACATCTCGGGGGTGTCGGTGATATCGAGACCGTCGCGGTGTGGGCGCTCCCAGGGTGGGTCGCTGCCTGCTCGGAGGTAGGCGAGCTCGTGCTCGGTGTTGACGGTGCCGAGGCTTGCGCCGCGTCGTGGGTCCATGTGGGGGACGGTACGCCGAGGTTCGGACACTCGTCGCTATGGTGAGCGCATGACCGACGAACAAGTGCAGCAGATTGTGGACGCGCTGGCCGGCGACCCGGCTGAGCCGTGGGTGACGGCGGCGGTAGCGGTCGTGTCGGTGGTGCTGGGTTTCGTACTGTCGCAGGTTTCAGAGATGTTCACGCGCAAGCGTGCTCGGGCTGACAAAGAAGCAGAAGCCCGTGCCGAAGCGGTGAAGAGCGCCACGACGATAGCCGTCCGTTCGATGAGCACACCCGCGGAGCTGAAGCACGATGTAGAAGCTGAGATCGTCGAGGTGACCCGAGAGGTGATCGCCCTTCATGCCATCGAGGCGACCGGGGAAGTCGGTAACTGGTGGTTCCGGCAGATGATGAGGGCCAACTCGGTCGTGCCGGAGGACCGCCCTTACACGGAGGAGGAGAGCGCGTTCCGGGCTGCCGTGGGGGCGAGCGTGCTCTTCCGGCTGAACGCGTGGCGCGACGGGCAGATACCTGCTGACGACTTTCGTGACCAGGGCGACGCCGCGTGGGACCGTGAGCGTTTCATTCCGCCCACTCCAAAGTTTTTCCTGGAATCGGAGGGTGAAGCACCTACCGATTGAGTGAATGAACGGGGGCATGCCATGCCTCACTACGCCGAGAAGCTCAGCGCTTCGGAGTACGCGCGCCTGTTGGCGATCGTGGTGCCGGAGGTGGACACGCCGCAGTGCTGGCTGTGCCGTGGGGCACGGGGGCCGATCCGGTACGGGCTGCGTCCTTGGCATTCGCTCGGTCCGTCGCTTGATCACGTGAAGGCGGCGAAGGATGGCGGCACGTGGGATCTGTGGAACTTGCGGCCTGCTCACTATGGGTGCAACTCGGGTAGGCGGGACCGCACGCCCCGGGTGCCGCGTGGTACCCGCTCGTCACGCTGGGCGAATGCTGGTCGTCGTGACCGAGCCGCTGATGACGTGAACTAATCGAAGCCTGACGAGTGTCGACGGCATCCCGCGAGCCATGAGCGCCGGCGCGCCGTCGGCACCCGCCGGTTTTCGATCGCTTTTTTACACCCCCCGGCACTGCTCCCGACCCTCGCCCCGCTCCCAAATCCCTCTCCCCGGTTCATTCGGCGTGCGGGTGTAGGGCGTGTAGGGCGCGGAGGGGGCCGTGCGCGGCCGAACAGGCCTCGGGTCACGCTGCGATGCGTGCCTTCGGCTCGACGCGTCAAAGGGGCGCAGAGCGGAGGTGTGCGCCGTGGTGGCGAAGACCCCCGAGCACGGCACCCGGCCGCGATATCGCGCGGGTTGTCGGTGCGATTCGTGCCGTGCGTGGAAGACGAAAGACCAGGCCGAGTACCGGGAGCGCAAGCGCGCCGCCGCGGGTGGCGAACCGGTCGCCAAGGCGGTGCCCGCACCCCAAGTGAGGGCGCGCCCTACACGCGAAAAGCGCCCTACAACCAATACCGAGGAGCGACCCGTCGAGCGGGCCCGCCCGACGGGTCCGGTCATCGTGTCCGTCGGGGCGCCTGACTTCGACGACCAGGTGCGATCCGCTCTGTCGGTTCGTCGGCCCGCGCTCGGCGACGAGCTCGCGCAGCTGATCGACGATGCGCTATGGGATGCGAGCGGCGATTCGGCGACGGCGTCGATCGTCGCCGCCGCCGCGATCCGGGATGCCGGGTGGATTCACCGCGGCTCTCTCGACGCGCTCGAACTTCTCGACCTGCTCGAGGCTGACGCGCCAATCGAGCGGGCCGCTCGCGACGCGCTGCCCGAGGCGCCCGACAAGGCGACGCGTCTGCGCCACGAACTGATCTTCCGCGGTGCTCGCGCACTCGATGACCCGAAGAACGCTCGCTACTACGCGTCGACCGTCGAGGCGCTGCGCAAGGTGCTCGCCGATCTCACGGATGACGAGGGGGGTTCGAGTGCCGACATCGTGGAAGCGATCAGGAATGCCGGCCGGGATGACGGAGACGGTGCCGAGATGGGCGACGCCCCGTAACCCTGCTCGGCGAACGATCGCGTCCGAGGTGATCGGGTGCATGCGGTTGCTCGGCTGGGAGCCGATGCCGTGGCAGCGCGAGATCCTCGAGACCGCCTTCGAGATCGATCCGGCTACGGGCCTGCTGTGGTACTCGGAGATCGTCATCATCGTGCCCCGGCAATCGGGCAAGTCGTCCCTGGTGATCCCGTGGGGCGTTCACCGGATGCTGATGTGGCCCGATCGGCAGTACCTGCTGTACATCGCGCAGACCCGCGACAAGGCGCTCGAGAAGCTCGAGGAGGAACACCACCACCGCATCGCGGCGTCAGTGTTCAAGTCGCAGCTGCGGCCGAACCGGCGGGGCAACACTCTGCACCTGTCGAACGGGTCGGAGTCGATGCGGTTCCGCAACGGTTCGAAGTGGGCGATTGACGCGCCGACGGAAGACGCCGGCCACGGTGGCACGCTCGGCCTCACGATCGGCGATGAGATATTCGCGCAGAAGGACGACCGTCTCGAGGCGGCGTTGATGCCGGCGACGACGGCGGTCGACGACGCACAGTCGATGTGGATTTCGACCGTCGGATACAGCAAGACGAAGTCGCCGTTCCTGTGGAAGAAAGCCGAGGCGGGGCGATCCCGCGTCGAGCTACTCCGCGCCGATCCGTCGCTGCTCAACGCGCAGCGGATGCGGTCCCTCTACATCGAATACTCGGCTGACCCAAAGGCCGATCCCGACGACCCGGTCACCTGGTGGTCGTGCATGCCCGCGCTCGGCTACACGACGAATCAGACGAAGATCGCCGCGTTCCGAGAGTCGATGCAGGGAGGGTTCCTGCGGCCGTTCCTGAACTGGTGGCAGGACGACCTAGAGCTCGCGTGGAAGATCCCGAAAGAACGGTGGGAGCACGAGGCTGTCGTCGACCCGGGCTCGGAGGTGGCGCGCGACGAGGTCGTGTACGTCATCGACGTGGCGCCCGAATCGGCGTGGGCGTCGATCGCTGTCGCCGGCATCCGCACTGACACGAAGGTGCACTTGGAAGTGCTGGCCGACGCGCCCGGCACCGACTGGATTCTCGACGGCGACCCGACCCTCGGCGAAGACGGCGTGCCCGGCATCGTCGACCTGGTGCGCGAGGCGCCCGGGCCGGTCTACCTCGAGCACCGCGCGGCCGGGTTCCTGCTGCCGAAGCTGCTCGAGGCGGGTATCGACGCCCGTGTGATGACGGCTGCGAACATCGCCGTCGCCGGCCCCGGCCTGCTCGACGCCGTGCTGAATCACGACGTCGTGCACCTCGGGCAAGACGAGCTCACCGAGGCGCTGAAATCCGCGAGCACGAAGGCCACGGATGCCGGGTGGAAGTGGATCAGGGGCAAGTCGATGCGCCCCGTTTCCGCGCTCGTCGCCATCACTTACGCACGGCAGATGCTCGCCGAGCTCCTGCCGGATCTCGCATACGACCCGATCGCAGCGTTTCGCGCCGCGAACGGCACGACAAAGGAGGCCGGATGACCGACCGAATGAAGCCGCGCGCGGCGCTCGCTGCCGCATGGGCGGTGCTGCGATCGTTCCTCGCGACGTTCCGCGACGATCTGCTCGAGGCGCTCGGCGTGCTGCTGATCGTCGTCGGGGTGGCGATGTGGTCGCTGCCGGTTGCGCTCATCATCGCGGGTATCGCGGTGCTGCTGATCGTGCACCCGCTGCCGGTGCGGCGGCGATCGTGAGCCTGTTCACCCGAGAGGCTGAGACGCGAGACATCTCGGCGTCTGACGTGTTCGGCCCGGCCTGGCAGTCGCTCGGCCGCGGCGGGGCGATGCGGCAGGCCGCAACCTACGCGGCCATTCGCTACATCACCGATCAGTGGGCGCAGGCGACGGTGACCGTCACGGAGGTGCGCGGCGGTCAGCGAGAGATCGTTGAGACACCGCTGATCCTGTCGAAGCCGTCGCCGACGATCTCCGTCTGGGATTCCCGGGTGCAGATGGTCGCCGAACTGAAGACACGCGGCAACGCGTACGGGCTCGTCGACAGTGATCGCCGGTTCTGTCAGTGGGTCGCCGACGAGCACGTGACCATCGACGAATCGAATCCCTTCGACCCGAAATACCGGGTGGCCGGGGTGCCGGTGAAGCTGGTGTCGCAGGGCGGCAACCTGCTGCACCTGCGCGAGCAGCTGCGCGCCGGTACCGTCCGCGGCCTGTCGCCGATCTCGGCGTTCGCGGCGTCGTTCGAGTGGGCGGATCTGGCGCGGCAGTATGGGCGCCGCTGGTTCAAGCAATCGTCGATGCCGCCCGCGATCCTGCAGGCGAAGACGGCGAAGGTCGGCGGCGAGGTGCTCGCCGAGGTGCGCGACGATTTCGTGCGCGCCGCCGCCGAGGGAAAGCCCGTCGCCCTGCCGGGCGAGTGGGACTACCGCAAAATCACAGTCTCGCCCGAAGAGGCCCAGTTTCTGCAGACCATCGAGGCATCCGCTACCGAGATCGCGATTATCTTCGGCGTCCCGCCCGAAGAGGTCGGCGGCAAAGCCGGCTCCTCGCGCACGTACTCGAACCGCGAGATGGACGCGACCCTGTTCCGCATCAAGACGCTGGGCGGCGTGTCCGGGCGCGCGGAGGCCGCGTTCAGCGACGTGCTCCCGTTCGGTCAGGAACTGACCTACGACCTGTCACGGCTCGAGCGGCCCGGCCTGCTCGAGTTCATGCGGTCGATCACGGAGCAGCTGAAAAACGGCACGCTCACGCTCGCCGAGGCGCGTCGAGATCTCGGCCGCCGCGGCATCGATGACACCGAGATCGAGCAGTGGCAGGCCTGGTACGCCACCACGAAATCCGAATCCGAATCTGACTCGACGTCCCGCGTCGAGATGCCCGAAGGGGGGACGCAATGACCGAGCTCGAGCGCCGGGTCGTCGACAAGCCGACCGAGTTCCGAGCCGCGGCCGAGGGGTCGGGAGGTGTGGGCGTGCTGACCGGTTACGCGGTCGTGTTCGACTCACCCTCTCGCGATCTCGGCGGCTGGTTCGAGGAGATCGCACCAGAAGCGTTCGGCGCACCGGATGCCGAGGGCCGCGTCGACATGGCCCTGCACACGCGTGTGATCGCGCGAGCGGAGCACGACAGTCGACTGCTGCTCGGGACCACGGATGCCGGCACGCTGCGTCTGTACATCGACGACGTCGGCGTGCGGTACGAGGTGGATCTGCCCGACACGGGCGCCGGTCGCGACGTCGCCGCACTCGCGAAGCGCGGCGACTACCGGCATTCGTCGTTCGCGTTCCACGCGCTCGACGTCGAGTGGCGCGAGAACGCCGCCGGCAGCCTCGTGCGCCGAGTGACTCGCTCCACGCTGAGCGACGTCGCACCCGTGGCCGACCCCGCCTACTGGGCGGCCACCACGCAGATGCGCAGCGCCGTCGACATCGACGCCGTGCGCGCGTCGCTGCACCCTTCCCCCGCCGCCCCCGGCGAGTGGGAGGCCGAGGCGACCAAGCGCGCCGCGGCCATGACCCGCGAGACGCACCCCGCGCTCGCCAACCGACCCCGCAAGCGCGGGATCTGAGAAAGGACACACCCGAATGACCAGCATTCAGGAACGAATCAAGTCCCTCGCCGAAGAGCAGAAGCGGGCGTGGGAGAACGAGGGCAAGCCCCTCGCCGACATCGCGGCCGAGCGGGCTCTGACCGCCGACGAGCGGACGAAGTTCGAGGCGCTCGAGCGCGCCTACAACGACTACGACGACCGCATGACCCTGCTCGTGCAGCAGCGCACGATCGAGGAGCGCGCCGCGAACTTCGCCGGCAACCTCCTCGGCAACCGTTCGGCCTTCGGGTCGGCGGCCGACGTCGCGCAGTTCGCGAGCGAGATCCGCGGCGTGCTGAACGGGGACACGAAGTTCCTCGACTACATCCCCGACGCGAACGAGGTTCGCGCCATCATGCACGCCGAGGCGCGCGCGCTGTCGGTGGGTACCGCCCTGGCCGGCGGCAACACGGTGGGGCAGACCTACCTCGCGCAGCTGATCCAGCCCCTGCGTCAGTTCTCGGGCATCTTCGCCGCGGGCGCGTACGTGTTCGTCACCGAGAAGGGCGACGCCGTCACCCTGCCCCGGCTGACGTCGTTCGGCGCTGCCGCGGCGGTCCCCGAGCAGACGCAGATCGGCGGCACCGATCCGACCTTCGGTCAGATCACGTTCGGTTCCAAGAAGTTCGGCGAGTTCGTCGGCATCTCGACCGAGCTCGTGCAGGACTCGCTGATCGACATCGAGGGGCTCACCAACAAGCTCATCGGTGAGAACATCTCGGTCCTGCTGGGCCAGGATCTCGCGACCGGCTCGGGCGTCGGCGCCCCGCAGGGCATCGCAAACGCGACGACCGTCGGCGTGACCGGCGCGACCGGCGTCGGCGGCGCCCCGACGTGGGACAACCTGATCGACCTGCAGGAATCGGTGCTCGCGCCCTACCAGGCGAACGCCGCATGGGTCGCGTCCAACTCGGCCGTGGCATCCATCCGCAAGCAGAAGGACGGATCGGGCCGCTACCTCTGGGAGCCGAACGGCCTGAACGGCGCCCCGTCGACCCTGCTCGGCGCGCCCGTCTTCCGTGACCCGTTCATCGCGGGCGTCGGCGTCGGTGCGAAGTCGCTGTTCTACGGTGACTTCTCCCGCTACTGGGTGCGCACCGTCGGAAACCTGCGCATCGAGCGCTCGGACCACGCCCTGTTCGGCACCGACCAGGTCGCGTTCCGCGGCCTGCTGCGCGCCGACGGTCGTCTCATGGACGCCTCGGCCATCAAGCACTTCGCGGGCGGTGCGTCCTGATGGGCCGCCCCGCGAAGGCCGACACGCAGTCGGTCCCCGCCGAGACGGGCGAGGTGCGCGAAGACGCGGCGGTCGAGACGTCGGCAGACCAGCCGGCCCCGCTCGTCGCCGTCGCCGCGGGTGACACCGCGGCAGCCCCGGCCGGGCAGACCGTGCCCGAGGTGACGGTCGACGTCAAGGCGCAGGCCGACGTCGACCCGACGCAGGGTCAGGGGCCGGCGGTCGCCGACGTCGCCGCCGCGGCATCCGTCCTCGCCGACTCGGCATCGAAGGCGGCCACGCCGACGAGCGAGCCGTACACGGACGAGGAGATCCCGACCGAGGGCGACGTCGAGATCGTGATGCTCATCACGATCTCGGGTCTCCGCAACGGCGAGCCCTGGCCGCGCGCCGGGCGCACGGTGACCCTCCCGGCCGCCGAGGCCGAGTCGCTCGTCGCCAACGGTTACGCGGCACCCGCCGAGTAACCGCAGAACGGGAGGGCGTGCCAGAAGGTGCGCCCTCCCGTCCTCGAGAGGAGTCATCCCCGTGGCGAAAAACTGGCCTATCACGGGCGAGGTGCTCGGCGACGCGATCAGCCTGAGCGTCGAACAGATCGCAGCTGAGAAAGACGAGCTCGCGTTCTTTGCGGCTACCGTCTGCAGCCTGATCGATCGCGCGACCGGCCGACACATCGAGCCCAACCGGCATCAGCTGCCGCTCGCCGGGCTGCCGCCTGAGTTCGTGATGAGCGCCCGCGAGTGGGGCAAGCTCATGTGGAACCAAACCAAGGGTGGCACGAACGCCCGCGGTCAGTCTGCCGAGCCGACCGCGCCCGCGGGCGTCGGGATGCCCGCGAAAGTCGCCGTCTGGCTCGCGCCCTTCCCGCCCCGCATCTTCTACGGCGGCGGCGCGTGAGTGGGATCAGCCAGGCAACCGGCATCCTCGCGGCGCGCGACGGCGTGTGGGAGGCCGTCGAGGCAGCGACCGCGCACCGCGGCGTGGACATCGACCGTTACTACGCGCCGCCCGCGGAGATCCTCGCTACCCGCTGGGTCGCGATGGAAGACGTCTCAGTCGACCCCGATCTCGTGAACATCGGCCCGCGTCGACAGTTCGACGAGTCGATTCGCGTCGGCATCTCTGTAGGGGCGTGGGTCGCGGCATCCGGCAATCGTGAGGCCGACGGGCGCGCAGCGTTCGATGCGGCATACGGCATTCTCGCCGAGATCCAAACCCACATCACACAGACCGACATCACGCTCGGGGGCGCCGTTCTGTGGTGCCTGCCGGGCTCAATGTCGACGGCCGGTGTGCAAGACCCCGAGGGCGGCGGATACGTCGTCGAGATCCAAACCGAGTTCGTGTGCGCGCACCGCGTGCGCCCCACCTGATCGACCAAACAACGGAAGGGGGAGCTATGGCCGGAAAGGCTGTGCCCCGATACAAGAACGTGTCCCCGCTCGGTGCGCTCGACGTGCCCGCGCTGGGGCGCGTGATCACCGAGGGTGAGGAATTCGACGTGCGCGAGGATCTCGTGCCGCTCTTCGCCGGTCAGGTGGAGAACTACGAACCGGTCAACGCCTCGGCGAAGGCCGCGACGGCGGAGGCGCTCGCCCCCACTGAGGAGCCCGAGCCCGAGGAGGTGACCGAGGGTGACGACGCAGCTTGACTTCACGGTCGGCATCGGCCGCGAGACGAACTACGGCACGGCCGTCGCGCCGACCCGGTTCGCGGAGTCCGACGCGAAGATGAAGTACGACGTGAAGACGATCCAGTCGAAGGGGCTGCGCCCCGGGAAGAACGTCAACCGTCTGAACCGGAACGCGATCGGCCGGTTCGAGGGCTCGGGAGATGTGGCGTTCGACGTGCCGACCCGCGGGTTCGGTATCTGGCTGAACGCCGTGCTCGGCGCGGTCGTGAGCACGGTCGTTCCGTCGACCACGCCGGCCGTGTACCAGCAGGTGCACACGATCAGTACGACCGATCCGGTGCAGACGTTCACGCTGCAGGAGGTGCTGCCGACCCTCGGCGGCGTCAACTCCTACCCGCACACCTTCACCGGCTGCGCCTTCGACTCGATCGAGCTCAGCGCCAAGGAGGGCGGGTTCGTCGAGGCGAAGCTGTCGGTGACGGCGCGCGAACTGCTGACCGCGTTCGGTGCTGCAGCTGCGAGCTACCCGGCCGATGATTCGCTGTTCACGTTCGTGCACGGCGGGATCGTCGTCGGCGGCACGCTGACGGCCCCCACGGCCACGGCGCCCGCGTCGATGACCGGAACGCCCGCGGCGAACATCGCCGATTTCAGTTTCGCTGTGAAGCGCTCGCTGGACTCGGACGGGTGGAACCTCGGCGGCAAGGGTCTGCGCTCGCGCGCCCCGCTGCTCGGTCTCCCCGAGCTCTCGGGCAAGATGACCGCGGAGTACACCGACAACACGCTGCGCGACGCGTACCTCGCGCAGACGCCGCTGTCGCTGCTGCTCACCTTCGAGCACAACGTCGCCATCTCGGGGGCCAACAAGGCCATGCTGCAGATCGCCCTGCCGGCCATTCGGTTGAAGGGCGAGGTGCCGGCATCCGACGGTGGTAGCGCGATCAAGCTCTCGATTGACTTCGAGGCCTTCGACGACGGTGTCTCGCCGCAGCCGGTGTACATCGTGTACCGGACGCTCGACGCGACGGTGTGACCGAGCAGGCGACGGGCGCCGTCCCTGACCCGGAGTCGCTGCGTCGCCTCATCTCGAAGCTGCGGGAGTTCCCGCCGGCCGTGCGTACGCCGGTCCGGCGGGAACTTCGCGGCCTCGGCGCGCCCGTCATCAGCGCGCAGAAATCGATCCTGGACGGCCCGCTACCGCGCGGCCTGGTGAAGACCGGATTCCGGCACAAGCTCGTGCACTCGAAGCGCAAGGGCAAGTTCTACGCCGTGAAAGTCAACATCTACTCGGATCGCGACGTCACGCGGCGCGGCAAATCGAAGGGTATGCGCGCCGCCATCAAGGCCGGCCTGAAGTTCCGCATCGTCGCCGGCAAGACCCGGCAGGGGATCGAGTTCAAGACCACCGGCCCGAAGGGGCCGGACGGATTCAACAAGGCGAAGTTCTGGCAGAAGCGCCGGTTCCGCCATCCCGCGTTCGGCAACCGCGAGCGGTACGTCGACCAGGCCGGACAACCGTTCTTCCGCGCGCCCGTCATCGAGGGGCGCGAACACCTGCTGCGCGCAACCGAAGAGATCATCACGCGCGCAGCCCAAGACACCTAGGAGAAAAGCGCATGGCAAAAATCAAGCTCGCCGACGGTTCGACGATCCCGATCGTGAAGCCCAATCTCTGGGACGGTGCGGCCGTCGAGAAAGAAACCGGCTGGAACCGCAAGGAGTACGCCGAGCGGATGAAGTCGGGGAGCATGCAGACCGCGTTCGCGATCTTCGCGAGCCTGCGTCGCGCTGGCCACGATGTGACCTTCGACTCGTGCGCCAATCTCGACGGCATCGACAACCTGCTCGCCGAGCCCGGCGACCACCGCGATGCCGGGGCGGAGGGTGAGGAGACCCCGGACCCTCAGTAATCCGTAACGGGCGGGGGCGACGCAGGCAGCCCGAGAAGGCGTCGCCCGAGCTCGAGGCGCTGAACGAGCGCGAGCCGTGGCTCGAAGAGCAGGTAATGCGCCGTGCGCTGCTGATCTGCCGTCACGACTACTGGCCCGCGCTCACCCCCGACCGTCTGTGGGAGTTGCCCTACGACCTGTGGGCGCAGCTGGCCCTGTCGTGCGACGCGATCGCCAAGCAAAAAGAGGAAGACGCCGCCGAATTGGAGCGTCTGAGAAAACGGAGGTGATTGAGTGGCCGGTAAGTCCGCAACGGATCTGATCATCCGACTGCTCGTCGAAGACGAATCTCTCGACAAGGTCGACCGGTCGAAAGCGAAGTTCGACGCATGGAACGATGCGCTCGAGCAGGGGTCGAAGCTTGCGGCTGGGACGCTGCTCGCCGTCACGGGTGCGGCGGCTGGGTCGACGATCGCGTTCGCCAACGCCGAGGAGGGGGTCGATCGGCTGGCGGGAACGCTGGCGCTGACCGAACCGCAGGCCGCTGCGGCGGGTGAAGCCGCCGCGAACGCCTACGCGAACGCCTTCGGTGGGTCGCTCGAGGAGGTGCAGGCGGCGACGGCCGTATTCGTGGGATGCGTGATGCATCGGCCGAGGAAATCCAGGGGATCACTGAGGAAGTGCTCACCATATCGACGGGGTTCGAGCTCGAGGCTGATCGCGTCTCGCAGGTGGTCGGGCAGATGCTCTCGACGGGGCTCGCGTCCTCGGCCGAGGAGGGTCTCGATCTGCTGACGGCGACGCTGCAGAAGGTGCCGCCGGCTGTCCGTGAGGACATTCTCGACGCGGTCGACGAGTACGGGCCTTTCTTTCAGCAGATCGGCATGTCTGGCGAAGACGCGATGGGCGCGCTGCTCGCGTCGGCGTCTAAGGGCATGTACGGGATCGACAAGACCGGCGACGCGGTCAAGGAATTTGGCATCCGCGCGACCGACATGTCTGCCGCGTCCGTCGCGGCGTACGAGGCCGCGGGGCTCTCGGCGTCCGATATGGCGGCGAAGATCCTCGCGGGCGGCGAGCAGGGTAAAGAGGGGTTCCAGCAGGTAGTGCAGGGGCTGCTCGGCATCGAAGATCCGGTGAAGCGAGCGAACGCTGCGATCGGCCTGTTCGGTACGCCGCTCGAGGATCTCGGCGTGAATGAGATCCCCCAGTTCCTCGAGACTCTGACGGGCGTCGATACGGCCCTCGGCGACGTGTCGGGGTCGGCCGCGAAAATGGCCGAGACCACGTCGGGGAACATGAAGAGCTCGTGGGAGTCCATCCGCCGCGACCTGCAGATGACCGCCGCTGAGATCGGCGAATCCTTCGCGCCGACGGTGACCGATGGTCTGGGCGTGCTTCGCGGATTCGCCGACTGGGCGAGCGAGAATCAGGGGGTCGTAACGGCGATCGCGTCGGTGGTCGGCGTTCTCGCGGGGGCGGTGATCCTCGCGGGCGGCGCTATGAAGGTCTTCGCTGCTGCGCAGGCAATTCAAACGGCGGCGCAGTGGGCAAGTAACGCGGCGTGGCTCGCGTCCCCTATTACGTGGATCATCCTCGGGATCATCGCGGCCGTCGTGCTGCTGGTTGCGGGGATCATCTGGCTCGCGTCGAACTGGGACAGCGTCATTTCGTGGCTCGGGTCGGCCTGGTCGTGGCTCTGGGACAACGTCTTGTCGCCCGTCTTCTCGGCGATCGGAGCCGCGTTCGAGTGGCTTGGAACGAACGTCTTCGCCCCCATCGGGAGCTTTATCGCCACCGTCGTGCAGGGGATCGGCGACGTCTTCAACTGGCTGTATCAGAACATCATCCTGCCGGTCGTGACCGGGATCATGCTTTACATCGGCCTATGGGCCGCGGTGATCGTGTGGCTGTGGGAGAACGTCGCGATGCCGGTGTTCGATCTCATCGGGCAGGGGCTGCAGTGGCTATATCAGAACGTGTTCGTTCCGGTCGGGCAGGGCATCGACGCTGTCATTCGCGGCATCGGCGACGTGCTGAATTGGATAGGGCAGAACGTGTTCGCCCCCTTCGGTCAGTTCGTCGCTGACGTGATCCGCAACGTCGGCAGCGTCTTCTCGTGGCTGCACGCGAACGTCGTCGTGCCGGTCGGGGCTGCCATCGGGGCCGCGGTGAACGCCGTCGGCTCGGTGTTCTCGTGGCTGTGGAACAGTGCCATCATGCCGGCGGTAAACGGGATCGGTCAGGCTGTGCAGTGGGTGTACAACTCGATCATCTCGCCCGTGTTCAACGCGATTTCGGGGGCGGTCGACATGGTCGGAAACGCGTTCCGCAACGTGTTCGGTGCGATCGGGGGGTTCATCTCGAACGCTTTCAGCGGGGCGGTCAATGCCGTCCGCGGTCCGATAAACGCGATCATCGGCCTGGTGAATGGGGCCATCCGGGCTATCAACGGGATCTCGGTCACGATCCCGGCATGGGTGCCGATGGTCGGCGGTCAGTCGTTCGGGGTGTCGCTGCCGCAGGTGCCCTACCTGGCGACGGGTGGCGTGACGATGGGGCCGATGCTCGCCGTCGTCGGCGACAATCCCGGCGGGCGCGAGTACATCGAGCCCGTAGACAAGGTCGCTATACGCATGGAGCGGGTGGCGCTCGAGGCTGCGGCATCCGGCCGGGCCTCGGCGCCCGGCGGGCCGACCCGTCTCGCCCGCGAGGATCTCGAATTGGTCGCGCAGCTGATCGGTCAGACGGTGTACCCGCTGATCGTGAAGGGCGCGCAGTCGCAGATCAAGACAGCACTGGGGGTGTGAGCGGATGCCGGTAACTCTCACCGCGGCGCTGCTGTCGTCGGCCGACCCGCGCCCCGCTCAGGTCACACTGAGCGGGGTCGCGGCGGGCGCAGTGTTCCAAGTGGTCGGCACGACCGCGGACGGTTCGCGCTGGACGATCCCCGGCGGTGCGGGTGTGTCGCAGGGCGGGCAGCTGGTGCTCATCGACAGCCGCACAGCGCTGAACGCGCTCATCACCTATCAGGCGGTGGTCGACGGGGTGACCTACGCCGCGGCGCCCCTGACGGTCAGCTACGCCGGCCCCGGCGTCGGCGTCGTGCAGACGATCGACGGTCTGCAAAAGGCAGGCGTGGAGATCGCGTCTCTGACCGAGGCGCGGAAGTCGAACACGCGATCGTCGACATTCGAGATCGCCGGCCGCCGCGACCCCGCGGCGCGTCTCGACGTGCCGGGGTCGTTCTCGTACTCGTGGCAGTTCGATACTCAGGGCGCCGACTCGGCCGCGATGGAACAGATTCTGCTCACCGGTCGTCCGATCGTGCGTCGGCTGCCGCCTGGCATCCGTGACCTGAAACCCGTTGTGCTCGGGATCGTGACCGACTGGGGCGATGAGCTCATATCCGATGGGCTCGACACGTGGCGGCGGTTCTCGCTTACGGTCCGGGAGATCGGCGACCCGCAGCCGTCGTCTGCTCTGATCGCGTTCACGTGGCGTGACTTCGATGACGCGATGGCGGATCGGGTGTGGTCGTACCATTCGCTGTTTCCGTCCCTCGCAGGGTGGGCGGCCGCGAACGGCGCGCTCTCGCTCGTCACGGCAGGCGGATACCTCACGCCCAACTTCGCCCGTGCCACGGCATCCGCTGCCGGGACTGCGGTCGACGTCGTCGAGTCGGTCTACACGGCCGCCGCGAAGACGCTCGGGGACGCCGTGACGCCGCAGGCTACCTACACGGTGACTCTGCGGGTGAAGGGCACAGCGGGGCGCTCGGCGTCTGCGCTGCTGAAGTGGTCGTCGGGGGCGGTCGTCACCGGTGCGCCCGTCACCCTCACCGGGCAGTGGCAGCAGGTGTCTGTGACAGCCGTCGCGCCTGCTGGCGTGAACGGCCTCGCCTCGGGGGCGCGCATGGCGGCATCCGGTGTCGCCGCGAACGATCAGCTGGACGTGTCTGCGCCGACCATCTCGGCCGGTTCGGTCGTTCCGGTCGGGTCGTTCGATGAGCTCTTCGCCACGTGGGATCAGTTCGACGCGGCCGATTGGTCGCTGCTCTGAGAGGGGGTCGGGATGCGTAACGGCCCACCCGACGAGGTGCTCGCAGGAGCGCCTCTTTACAGTGCGCGGATCACGTCATGGCTCGGCGGCCGACTGCTCGCCGCGACGGTTCCGATCGTCGCCGGGCGCGTCACCGGCAAGGCGACGCAAGAGGTGATCGAAGAGCTCTCCCTGACGGTGCCCCGGTTCGCAGCTGGGGCACCCGGGGGAGACGTGCAGGACTGGCGCCCCGGAAAGAATGCAGGGCACGCGCTCGCGCGGTACGGGCAGACGCTTGACGTGACGACGATCATCGAATCCGTCGTGACGGGCGAGATCTGGGAAACCCGGATCGGCCGTTACCAGGTCAAAGACTGGGATGACGACGACGCCGGCACAGTCACGGTGAAAGCGGAATCGCTGCTGGCGCGACCCCGCGACGACAAGCTGCTGTCGCTCACCTCGCCGACCGGCACCCTGAAAAGCGAGGCGCGCCGCCTCGCCCCGGCCGGTATGGGCGTGTCCTTTGACCCGAAGCTCGTCGACCGGCCGTGCTCGCCGGCTATGTCATGGTCTCGCAGCCGGATCGAGAATCTGCAGGAGATCGCCGACGCATGGCCGGCGCTGCTGCGGGTGGACGCGTGGGGACAGATCGCGTTCCGCGCCCCGCTGCCCGAAGTTCCGAAACCGGTCGTCACTCTGCGGGACGGCGAGGGCGGAACGCTCATCGCTGCCCCGCGGTCGGACTCTCGCGGGGGTGTTCCGAACGTAGTCGTCGCGACGACGGGAAGCTCGACGACGGCCGACGTGCAGGGGGTCGCGGCGATCACTTCGGGGCCGATGAGCATCAACGGCGATTACGGCGTGGTTGTCAAGGAATGGTCGTCGAGTCTGCTCGAGAACGCGTCGCAAGCTCAGGCTGCAGCGCGCACCATGCTCGACAACGCGGCGCGCCCCGCTCAGGCGGTGCCGGTTCGCATCGCGCCCGACCCGCGTCTCGAGATCGATGATCCGGTGGCCGTGATCCGCGGGGATGAAACGCCCCTGTGGGGCTGGGTCACCGCGTGGGATCTGCCGTTGACGGCCGACGGGGGAGACATGCGCATCGACGTGGGGGTGTCCGGGTGATCGACGTCAGTCCGCTGAACCTGCTCGGCTCGCTCGAGCGGATGGTGCCGCAGGGGCCAGGCCGCGACGACGACACGGCGCTCGTCTCGACGGGATCAGTGATCGATCGCGACGTGGACGGGCGGCGTGTGCGTGTCGCGCTTCGAGGCGGCGACGTGTGGCTGCCGGCGGTCGCCGGGCGCTACGTGCCGGCGGCGCCCGTGCGTGTCCTGTTCGATGCGACGTCGGCGCGTCCGGTGCTCGTGCTCGGATCGATCGAGCCGGGCGCGCCCGCGACGCTCGGCACCGTGGCAGCGGTCAACGGCACCCGTGTGACGGTGACAGTCGACGGGAAGACGTCGACCGTCCCCTCGGTCGCCGGCACATACACAGTGGGTCAGACGGCATGGATCTTGCTCGACGACTGGGGGCTGCCGGTGATCGCGCTCGGGCCGGCGACCGTGCCCGCCCCGCCGCCCGTCGAGGCGCCCCCGAGCGCGGGCGGATCAACCGTCACGGCCACGGCATCCATAGGCCCGCAGTCGTCGGGAACCTACTGTGTGTCGGCCGGGCGCTGGGATCAGTGGAACACCGATCGCTACGGCGGCGCGAGCGATATCTACCAGGGGTCGGCCTACGGATCGGGGCAGCTGCGAGGGTTCGCGGGTTACGGCGATCAGATCGCCAACCTCGGAGCCGTGTCGATCGACGAGGCCATTCTGACCGCACGGAAGACCGCGGACGGGAACAGTGCGGTGCTCACCGTGCAGGGTACCGCTGCAGGCAGCCGCCCCCAGGGCGAGCCGTCAGCCGGCCCTTTCGAGGCCGCAGCTTCGGGTTCGATCGGATCGGGCGGCACCGGACAGATCGCGCTGCCGAGCGGTCTACGTGAAGCGTTCCGAACGGGCGCCGCGCGCGGGCTCGTCGCCGTCGGCTCGCAGTACGGGGGTTTCGGCGGTACTGCCACCCCCGGATCGTTCGTGCTGAACATTCGATACACGCGCCCCGCATGAAAACACGCCCCGGCGTCCGACCCTCTCGAGGGCGGGCGCCGGGGCGATTCGTCGTTTTCGGCCGCGGGTGACGCGTCACATTCGCTCGAGGATCTCGGCTTTCTTCGCGTCGAATTCCTCGGTCGTGATCACGCCGGCATCCCGGAGGGCGGCGAGTTTGGTCAGCTGCTCGGCGTGGTCGACGGCGGGCGCAGGGGTCGACCCGCCTGCCAGGGCGGCGAGCACGGCGTCGCGCACTGCCTCAAAATCGGCCGTCGATTTCTTCGCGAAGATCACGGCGTTCTCGTCCTGGGCGGCATCCTGCGACCGCCCGAAGCCGATCGACTGTTTCGAAGACTCGCCCGAAACGGAGAACTGGATGAAGCCGTTCACGAGAGCGGATGCTGGCTTGATCTGCACGGCCCCAATCGATCGGACATTGAGAGTCTTCTCGCCGCGGCCGTGGCCGACGCGTCCGAAGAATCCGGCGCGAGTGATTCGCACCACGTTGCCATCGAACGAGATCTGGCCGTTGACGCCGTTCGCGGTGATCGTTTCCATGTGTTCCCCCTAGGTCGATTGTCAGGCTATCGCCCATGTCGGAGGTGCGGGGAGACTGTGCGCATGGCAGCTATCGAGATGATGAACCTGCTCGACTTCGAGGAGGAGTGGCCGCGCTGGTCGGGGCGGAAGGATGAGGCGATTCGGTCGCGCTTCGGAGTGACGCCGGCTCGGTACTTTCAGGTGCTGCACCGCGTGATCGAGACCCCGGAGGCGGTGGCGGCGCGGCCCATGCTGGTGCGCCGGCTGCGTCGGCTGTAGGCGGCGCGGATGGCCGAGCAGCGGCGTCGTACTGCGTGAGCGTGGCAGGCCTCATTCACGATTTACTCACGGTTTTGCGTATGTCCATACGTGTACTTGGTTGTACCGGCCCCGCGTAATCACGCGGGCGGTACAAGTAAGTACACCTAAATACAGCGCACCGCACAAACGGGGGTTGCAGGTTCAAGTCCTGTAGCCGGCACACTCTCTCGCAACGGAACCCCCAGACGAATTGCGTCCACACCCCACGGCACGCATCGGGCGAGGCCTTATGCTCGCTGCGTGACTGACGAAGCCCTGGAGAACTCGCCGCCTCGACGATCCCGTGCGCAACTCGAAGCCTGGGTCGCGGAGTTCGAAGAAGAGGAACACTGCATCGCCGGCACCATCACGGTCGCCCCGCAGGAAGACGATGGTGGGGACGACACGGGTCTGGTGATCCTGAATCCGCGGAACGCCACCGAGTCGATCTTCATGCGACCGCGCAACTACGACGATCCCGTCTGGGAGATCACGATGTCGGGCCGTCCGAACGAGCTCGTGATGTCGGTCCACGACATCGCCAGCTTCGCCGCCGAGCTCGTCATCGCCAGCAATCTCTGCACGTTCCTGCAGTGGAAGTCGCTCGAATGGGATCGCGAGAGCGGCCGGCGACCCGACCGGCAGACAGCGTGA